GTGCATTTTCTTTTGGAAATGGAGCTGTAGAGCATCTACAGTTTACTACATTCTTAGCACTACCAACTGGATCACCAGGATGAAATAATAACTCGCCACCTACAGAAAAACGCTCTTTAAAATCTACTATCTGCCCATCAGCTCCTCTATGAGCTGGGCGTTCTCTGCCATCAACTGATGTCATCCATTCCTTTTGTAGATTATCCTGGCCAAACATATCTGTAGCGCTTTCCAGAGTTGCATAGTTAGCGGCATTAGTTGCCTCAGTTCTAACTAATCGCTCTGCCTGGCTTTTAGAATATTGACTAAATTTCTGGCGTAATAATCTACCAGCCTCAGCATCACCCATAGCCATAAACTCTGGATCTAGTGATAGTCGTTTGAATATGTTTATTAATGTAGCTTTTGCTGTACCCTGTACTAGTACCACTCTCTCTGCTGCTATCTGCTGGCTTACTCTAGCAAAGCGTTCTGCCCAGATATCATCATAACCAGAAACATCTGTTTGTTTAGAAATTACCTTGTCAAAATTTTTAGAGTACCATTTAGCAAACTTTAATCCTATGTTTACATAGATCTGGCGATACAAATCAGATAATTCCGCTACTTTAAATAGATGATCAAAGCCATTTGTTTTGCCAGTTCTTAAATATTCATCTATAGCTATATTATACTGGCTTTCGTAATATCGCCTAGTATTAGCAAACTCTTTACGCTCAGAACTAGCTAAGAGTTTATCAAAATTACCTTTCCAGGATTCTTTGGCTTTCTTTAATAGCATTATCCCTCATTTTCTGCTATTCTTTTTGCCCAGGAAACCATAGCAGCACCTCCCCATAGATTGTAAGCTACATAGCCTTTATCCTTCCAGGGCGTATCCTTATACTTAGGATCGATCTTAGCATTATCTTCATGGCGTGCTAAAAAGCTGTTAACTCTTTTAACAGTTGACAAACTTAATGCTTCTCTATTGGCTAACTGATTTGCTCTTTGCCATCCTGTGGGCGTTCCAGCTTGCACCTCATCTCTGCCATATTTCTCTCTCCACTCAATCATCCTACGAGCGTTATTAGTAGCGCCTTGAGGATAATCTTTGTAGGTTTCCTCTTTAGTTTCTATAGAGTTATAATCTATAGGCTCATTATATCCAGCCTCTCTCCTTTGCTGTGCATAAAACTCATCCAGGCGATTATTTTTAGCCGCTTCATATTCAGCATGACTAGAGAATGGCATAAATACTATAGATCCATTAAATAAATGCTCATGATATCCAGATCCACCCATTTCTGTAGCTCTAGCTTGAGCCTCCTCTATTGTAGTAAAAGTATCTACAGTATTGATTACTGCTGTTTTAAATAATTTAGACATATCAATATCTAAACTCTTAGGAGCTATCTCTGGAATGATCTCGCCATCCATAGGTAGTAAGTTAGCTGGTACATAGTAGTCATTTAGTTTATCATTATCTTGATCTAAACCATAAGACATAGCGGCACGCTTTTCATTAGGCGTGATCCACCAGGCTTGACTCATTTGCCCTACTACTTTATCCATCTCCTCCTGGAGTTCTGGTATTACAGAGTAATCAAAATCAATATATAACTTATCTCCATACTTAGGAGCGAGCCATCTATTGAGTTCATCTCTAATTTTATTCAGCTCTGGTATAACAGCATTTTGATATAGCGCCTTTTTAGCCTCTTTCATATTGTTGTAAGTAGTGCTATCTGTATTGTTTAGCAGCTGTACTGGTACATTATAGATATTACAGAGATCTTTGATTGTGGCATTGTATTGTTCTATTAATGATAAATCAGAAGCATTTAATCCAAAGTTAACCCAGGATAATTTCTTTGGCGTAATAATTACATCCCCAGCGTTATCGCTTCCCTGGTATTGTTGGCGAAATTTGTCTTTTAATTGTTTAGCCTGTACCTCGTTTAGATCGCCTTCATCAGACATTAAGATACCTCTAGCTGTTTGGTTCTGTAAGTATTTAACTCCTGTAGTTAGCGCCTGGTTATTAGCATCCATTACTCTTAATCCAGCTTTAAGTGGTGACATACCATAAAGATGCGATCCTGTGCCATCATAGTAAAGGTTAGTATCTTTTATATGGCAAACATCATCAGCTGCTATTCTGTAAGTTCCATTATAGGATAGTGTGTATTCTTTAACTGGCTCCATGATACCTCCAGAGTTGATTTCAACTTTCTGAGAGGGCAATACATAAAGCTCTCTATACTTAGATGCTAGCGCACCAGTATCTGGGCCAATACCATAGATGTATCGGTTTCCAGTTAGTTTACCAAATGCTATTATTTCCTGGATCCAGGAGTTATAGCTTTGTGCTGGGTTAGGTCGATCTAGTAACTCATGCAGCTCAGTATCTTCTAGCTCTACTAGCGCCTTCTTTTGTAAGATCTTTGCCTGGAGCATTGTATTGCTGTTAAAATCTCCAGAAAATAAAGCCTTGTATCTTTTTAGATCATTTGACTTTTGTACCTCATATACTTGGAAAGGTACATTTGTAGCTGATTTAGTAATCAGATTAATTATTGAGTAGATTGTAGCATTATATCGATAGCCTTTGTCGATATAGGTATCATCATTCTCTGGATTCCAAACCAGGGTATCACCTAGGTAATTGTAAATCGCCTTATTAAAATCTATATGAGTTTTTTGCGCACTTTTAGAAACAAGGTTTTTGAATCTCTCTAAGAAACTAGCCATCCAATACGAATTATTTTAATTATACAAAAATAGTAATTAAATTACAAAGAAATCATTTCGCTTGCTATACTGAGAATAAACGCCATATCGTATCGCATCCATAGCGTGATTAAAGCGATCCATTGGCTTATTTATTATAGTTCCATCCCTTAGCTCCTCCCAGTAATAGCTGTGATATTCTTTGATTATGTTTTTTGATTCCTGGCTAACCACTATATCAAATTCTTTTAGTAGTGATATTCCAGCGTTAACAGATCCAGTACCTTTTACAGCTGCTTTAACGTACATTCCCAGGCGTTTCATTTCCTCACCGCTCTTAGGTTCTGCTGCATCATAATAAATTAATGTCTGATCATATCCCAGGCGTTTTAGTTCATCTACTATATCGCTATTAGTTAATCCTGTTTTATAGATTAGCTCATGTATGTAAATAGTATCGCCTTTGCGTACAATATAACAAGCTGATGTAGGATCATTAGTATATCCAAAATCTAATCCTACCACGCCTTCCATATTTCTGTCAAACTCTGGGAACTCTGATAATGGTTTAAATGTCCAGTTATTAAATATTTGTCGAGCTGTGAATACTGCCTTTTGACCTTCACCAAATACTCTCCAGTAATCTGGATCACGCTCTCGCATCCTTTCTATTTCAAATACCAGATCTTTAGATAAAAATTTATTATCTCTATAGGTAGTAATCCAGGTATCACAGTCATCTCTAGGAATAATTTCATCATAGATCCAATGAATAGGATCACTAGGATTAAAATCTAGGATAACATAATCAGTAGTACGCATATTGATCTGGCGAAAATCCTCCATTGTTAATTCATTCGCCTCGTTTAAAAAAGCTATGTTGCGCTTCCTCCCTCTGATTTTCTGGCTGTCATCTACAGATAGAAACTCTACTAAATGGCCATTATACATAAAATGGCCCTCCACCTTATTATGTACAGCGCCATCTAAGAACATCCCTACATTTTCTGCAATCTCCAGGAAATCTCTCTGTACAGATCCTTTTAGCGCTGGTAATGTTTTACGAACTATTGAAATGACCAGAGGTTTTTCAGACTCTGTAAGTAGCCAGATAATGTACTGGCATATAGCATAGGTTTTACCAGATCGAGTTCCACCCTGGTGAACCCTTAGCCTGGCATTTGATTTTTTAAGCTGTCGAAATTGTTTATTTATTCTCTGGCGCATCATCCTGGTCATCGTATTCCGCTGGAACCCATTCGATAACCCTAGACTTTAATCCCCCTGTTTGTTTTATCTCTTGTTTGGTTCCATTGAGCCTATGCGCCTCATGCTCCTCTGCTATCATTTTCATTGCTGCTATTTGTAGCGATGGCGTTTCTGAGTTTATCCAATTACTCAGCATCTTAGTTTTTTTAGAAACTCTCATTTCCTCTACTGCCTTTTTTATAGCGTTCGATTCGTTAAGTTCTAAAGCATAAAAGGTAGTTTTAGAACAAGGT